GTTTCCCAGTCACGATCGAAGTTGGATGAGTATGTTGAACGCTGTATCTACGACGTGGATATCCAAGAGAAAATATTTGAGACACTAAAGAAGTACGTGAAAGAGAAGGCTTGGTCTAAGGCCATACGGGCTGAACACAACCTAGCTATCTACTGTCAAGAGATGCATGAGAATGGTTTCTATTTCGACAAGAAATTGGCGGAGGAAACGTATCACGAGATTTGCGCTAGAATGCAAAGTCTTGAAGAAGAGATCAGGGAAACAGTTCCAGTGTCTCTTGTCCAAGACGATCCAGTTCTGTTGAGAAGGAAGAAGGATGGGACACCTACTAAAAGAACAGTGGATAATATCGGCGATTGCGATAACTTTGTTGATGGTGTCGAGTATTGGCGCTTCCATTACGCACCGTTCGAACCATCCTCAACCAAGCAACGTATCGAGCTTCTCAACAAAGCGGGATGGAAACCCACAGAGAAAACCAGCGGTCACATACGTACAGAGAGAGAACTGTCTGGCTTGTCTCGATCCCTAAGACGCGCCCCCACTTGGAAGGTGCGTTCCAAACGAAAGGAACAAGACGAACTAAAGAAAAAGATGGAAAGGTTCCGTGTCTATGGGTGGAAGGTTAACGAAACAAATTTAAACACACTACCTAAAGATGCCCCAGCAGGCGCACACTTGCTCGCTGAGTGGCTATCTCTGGAAGGTAGGCGGTCGGACCTTGAAGAATGGCTTGGCCACTACAACCCCCTCACACACCGTATTCACGGTCAGTTCAATGGTATTGGTAGTTGGACACACCGAATGTCCCACGTCAAACCAAACCAAGGTAACATCTTCTCCACATTCTACCCCGAGCAGTGTCAAGATAAGGACAATCCAACCAGAGTAGAGTCAGTGAAGCTGAGGTACAACGGACTGTTGCGGTCGTTCTGGGGAGTGGAACCCGGTAACTTTCAGATAGGTACAGATGCAGAAGGAATACAAACCCGTGTCTTTGCGCACTATGTTAACAACCCCGAGTACACCAAAACCATCGAAGAAGGAGACAAGAAACTTAGAACAGATGTACATTCGTATAACGCTAACATCTTGGGACCTCCGTGTCCTTCAAGAGACCATGCAAAGACTTTCTTCTACGCTTGGCTTCTCGGTTGCGGAGTGGGCAAAGCCAGAGAAATCCTTGGATGTACTCTTGAAGAAGCACGGCAAGCTGTTGGAGACTTCGTGCAACGTATCCCAGGGATTGCAGAACTTAAACAACATCATATTCCTGCTGACTGGCAACGAGGGTATTTTGTCGGCTTTGACGGACGAAAAGTTATTCCTAAAAGTGAACGTCACATGCTCGCGGGATATCTTCAGAATGGAGAGAAGGTTGTTATGACTCACGCACTTCATCGTTGGAAACAACAGGTGGACGCCCTTGGTATTGGGTACCGGCTGGTTGATTTCGTACACGATGAATGGCAGACAGAAGCTTACAACGAAGAGGAAGCACACGAAATAGGAAGACTACAGTCAGACAGTATTCGGTGGGCCGGTGAAGAGTTAGGAGTTAAGTGCAAGTTGGCAGGTGAATACAAGATTGGAAAGAATTGGTTGGAGACACATTGACGAAAGAACATTTTAATGACGACAGGATTGATGTTACTAGGAAGCCTTGGTTTATGGGTGATCCTAATACTTCTTTGGAGGAAATAAATTGGAAGAAACTATTAACCCAAAAGACAAGATAGGTATTACAAAACAACCTATGACTGTCCTCCCCACAGCAGGTATCAGACTAGGAGCTAACGCAGCCCAACACGGGGCAGATAAGTACGGCCCCTACAACTGGCGAGAGTTCCCCATTGCTTACCTCGTCTACCTTGATGCCATGTTACGACACATATACGCACTGCTAGATCGAGAAGACACCGACCCCGACAGTGGTGTCCACCACCTTGGTCACGTCATAGCTGGTGCGTCTATTCTTGCAGATGCAATTGAACACGGAATGGTTAAAGATGACAGACCTCAAAACAAAATATCGAGTTGACTTCAAGAACACCAACTGGTTATCGATGCCACGTCTAACACCTTTCGCAATCGGACCACACAGCGATCCGTACATGTTGCGATGGAGGTTGTTCCCGGCTAACCCTTGGGGTAACGTGTACCTACATTGGTATCGACACGACGATGAAGACAGGGCGCTGCATGACCACCCTTGGTGGAGTGTTTCGTTCAGGTTGTTTGGGAAGCTGAAGGAAATCTACCTAGACAACAACCACACAGAACAATCACGTTACATCCCTTGGCTATTGCCGGTGGTACGTAATGCAACCTTCACACACCGGTTGGTACTCCCAAAGAAGAACGCCCTCACTATCTTCGTAACTGGACGACGGGTGAGGGAATGGGGTTTCCATTGCCCACAAGGATTTCGTCCGTGGTTTGAGTTCGTTGATCCCAAAAGTCCGGGAGAAAGAGGCCCCGGTTGTGATTAAAGTTCTTGACAAATTGAAGAAAGTATGCTATAATAGTCCTACAAAGGAAGAGATAAGGATTAAAATTTATGAGTGAAACAAAGTATCATTACTTCACAGGCCCGGTGATGTTCGCTATGGTCTTTGAAGGCAACCGAGACCGTGGTGAATACGCACCAGAGGGTGGACAGTACACGATTGACATCGGTATTAAAGACAAGAAAGACATCAAGAAGATCAAAAGCTGGAACTCCAATTACAAAGCACGTACCTACAAAGGTGACTATGGAGACGACGCTGAAGCTGACTGTAGCTACTTCCAGTTCAAACGTAAACACATCCTCAAGAACAAAGAGACGGGTGAGTTGATCGATGACTGGTGTGGCCCCCCGACTGTCTTGAACAAGGACAATGAAGAGTGGGGTGCAGACACAGGTGTCATCGGTAACGGCAGTGTTTGTACTGTGAAGCTGGCTGTCAGTGACGGAGCGTTTATCGACAGTGATGGTAAACCCCGCACAGTTACATTCGTACGTCTTGAGAGCCTGCGTGTAGAAGAGTGGGTTAAGTACGAAGCCCCCGACTCTGACGAAACAGAGGACGACGAAGACGATAGTGATGTTGACACTGACGACGAAATTCCATTCTGATGCAAATTGAAACAGTAGTAAAAGATATCTACAGTCTTGTCGGAGAAACAGGAAACAAAGGATATGACTTTGAAGACCTTGGAAGACGGATCGGCGATGTTGTTCAGTCACGGACTAGTGCTGACAGTCTTGCCCCAAGAGAGCAGCGAGTCTGGTACTCAAATGTTGGAAGTCCATGCGTACGACAACTATGGTACAAACTCCATAAATCAGATGAAGCTGAGCCTCTCTTGCCCGGCACAAGAATTAAGTTTCTTTACGGGGACCTCCTTGAAGAAATGCTTCTTGAACTTGTTAGAGCTAGTGGCCACAGTGTGGAGTTCACACAGGAAAGACTTGAGGGAGATGGAATCACAGGAAAAATTGACGCTGTTATTGACGGAGTTCTCGTCGATGTTAAAACAGCCAGCGGTTTTTCCTTTAAGAAATTCAAGTCTGGACTTAGAGTTGAAGACGATGCCTTTGGATACTTGGGACAACTTGGTGGTTATCTCGCAGCGATCCAATCCGATAGCAGGTTTTCCGAAGTCGACAAAACAAGAGCAGCTTTCCTTGTCTTGAATAAAGAGAGCGGTGCTATCCACCTAGATATGCACGAGTTCTCTCAAGAAGATATCGACAAGGTTAGAGCCAAACAGGTAGAAAACAAAGCTGCCGCTGAAGGGGAAACGACACCTGCAAGAGCGTTCGAAGACGTACCAGAAGGTAAGAGTGGTAACAGAAAACTGCAAGTCAACTGCTCCTACTGTGCGTTCAAGAGTTCTTGTTGGCCTGAACTGAGGACCTTCCTCTACGCTGGTGGACGACCCGTTCATCTTACTACGGTAGAGAGGGAACCCAACGTTCCAGAGCTAAGGAAAGAAAACAATAATGATTAGTAAAGAAATTCGAAAACACTTCAAAGATAGTGCTAATAACTCTATGGAGATTGAACGAAAGTTCGACATTAGTGGTGAAATCTCAGATTTTGGTAAAGAGATTGATGACTTCGTTGACGACCTTTTTGTCGCAGTAAGGGAGTTGAACCTAGATGTGAGTGTTGACATTAACTACGAGTTTGGTCAGGTAGACGGAGAGATAGACGTAGATAAGTCTGTCTTGTCTGTGACCCTACGTAGGAAGGAATTGCCGGATGGCGAGACCACGAAGGAATAACAAAGACAAGGTTCTAAAGTATCGTGGTGTCACCTACCGTTCGGGGTTCGAAGTATCGGTAGCAAAAAAACTATCTCAGTTGAAACGTAGGTTACGCTCATTCAAAGTAAAGTACGAAGATGACGCATTTGACTACGTACTAGAGAAGAGGTACATCCCAGACTTTAAGATTATCAAAGACGACGGAACAGTAATCTACATCGAAGCTAAAGGGTTGTTCGACAGAGAGAGCCGATGGAAAATGTTGGCTGCTCGTGAGCAGAACCCTGATGTTACTTTTGTCTTGCTGTTTATGTCTGACAACAAAATTCAAAAGGGCGCTAAGATGCGCTACAGCGATTGGTGTAACAAATACGATTTCGACTACTCAATCGGCACCATCCCTGAAAGGTGGTTAACTTGAAACATATGACAATAACGTCTGTATTGGAGACAGGGGAGGATGACGGAGTTTTCTTTGGGAAGTTTACGTCTCTATTGGAAGACAAACCTGTTATTCTTTGGTTCCCTGACAAAGATGCTCTTGAAGAGTTTTGCGCCAATGTTGCTTCCTCGTTCCCCGGCTTCACTATAAAGATGGCGGAGGAAGGCGATGAGTAAAACACACCTTATCATCCCTGATCCACACGCCCACCCAGACTTCAACAACGACAGGGCTACGTGGGCAGGCAATCTTATCAAAGATGTGAAACCAGATGTGGTTGTGATGCTTGGTGACAGTGCTGACATGCCCTCGATGAGTGGGTACGACAAAGGTACTCGATCCTTTCATGGTCGCAGCTACAGTAAAGACATTAACGCCCACCTAGATTTCCAAGAGAAGTTGTGGGCACCAGTAAAGAAAGCAAAAAAACGGCTACCACTTAGAGTAGCGTTAGAAGGAAATCATGAGTTCCGAATTAAACGAGCAATCGAACATCAACCCGAACTCGACGGAGCAGTATCGTTCGATCATCTTCAACTACCAGAGTTTTACGACCGAGTTGTCGAGTATGCTGGCAATACTCCGGGGGTTATCGATATTGATGGCGTCCATTACGCTCACTTCTTTGTCTCTGGGGCTACTGGATCGTGACTGGGAAAC